TATAGATAATGGCAGAAACATTCTTAAAGATAATTGATGAAGGGGTGCGAGCAGCTATTTGGTCTAAGTTCTATTCTATAATGGGCTTTACTGCGTTGGATGTGCTGCGGGAGAATATTGTTCTTTACCCTAAGCCAGTTGCTTTTAGAAAGATATCTGATATGAGAGAACGGACAAGAATGGACTTTATGAATCTTTGGAGAGAGTCAACTGTTCTTGACCGTAAACGATTGACAATGCCGGCTGCTCGTAGAGGAGTCCTTGTTTCTTATACAGACAGTTTGGACGATAGTGGAGAGGTATCAGAGCATACCGGTGTTGTGAGAATAAAAGCTGTTCCTACAATCATGTCCTATAACCTATGGTTTTGGAGTTTGGATAGGGATAAGCTAAATAGTATAGCGGAAGAATGCTTGTTTTGGGAGCATAATACACCTTATGTTAGATTGTATTTTGATGAGACATATCCTGTTGATCTTAACGTAAGAATAACAGGAGAGATATTTGATGAGTCTCCTTTGGATGATTTGTACAAGCGGGGTACTTATTACGTTTCTAGGGTGCCCGTAGAAGTAGAAGGTTGGACATTTAGTGATGCTCAGATTAAGACTATCAAAACAATCTATCTTAAGGTTTACGACCGAGACGAAATAGAAGATGAGGATATAGAAGATTTTATTGACGAACCTAATGAAGATTTGTTATTGTGTAGTGATACAATAACAGAAGATGATTTGTAAATATAAGGAGTAATATCATGGGTAATTATATTTCAGCAGGTGTGTATAGTCAGGAAAAGGACTTGTCCACAATAGTTCCTGCGATAGCTACGAGCTCAGCGGCTATTGTAGGTTATTCAGTGAAAGGTCCAACTGATGCGACGTTGATAACCAATTCTCAACAATTTATTAGCAAGTACGGAGAGCCTGTGCTCAATAATTATTTCCATTATTCTGCATTGGCTTTCTTGGAAAATGGTAATATATTGTATTGCAAGCGTGTTATCAACGGAGCCTTATACGCAGGTATTAGTATTGTAAACGAAGATTCCAGTGATGATAATGCAGGGTTTGCAGTAGGACAGTCTGCAGCAGACTTCTACGATGATTCTACTGTTTCTGATGAGATATTTAGTATTTTTGCTGAGAATCAGGGGCTTTGGGGAAATAATATTAAGATTATAATAAAGGATGTAAATAATCTTTATTATGATGAAGATGATGAACATGCTTGCGAGGTAGCAGACCAATATACATTTGTAATAGAAGTCTATTATCCTGATAACGATGGTAATTATAGTTTAGTAGAGTCTTGGAAGGTGTCGCGTAAGACTAAGACTGACGGATATAATAAGCAGGTGTATCTTGAAGATGTAATTAACGGTTATAGTAGCTACATTCGTGTCGCAGATAATACAGATGTTGCTGATACTGTGCTGCCTAAAGAAAATGCATCTACCTACATACAAGCTACTGGAGGTGTAAATGGGAGTGAAGCTACTGCTTCTCAAATAGCAGCAGCTTGGAGTGATTTTGAAAATCCAAGTGATATAGATGTAAGGATACTGATTGCCGGTGGATATACTACTGCGACGGTAGCCAGTGCAATAGTAGCAATAGCAGAAGCGAGAAAAGATTGTATTGCTGTCTTGGACACCTCTTATTCTAATTTGGCTTCTGCTCAAACAATTACAGATTGGAGACGAGACGATTTAAACATCAACTCAAGTTATGCTGCTTTGTATGCTCCTTGGGTCAAGATAAATGACCCTTACAATGATAAGGTAGTTACGGTGCCTCCATCAGGATTTGTTGCTTCTCAGTATGCTTATAACGACAGCGTAGAAGAGGCTTGGTGGGCACCTGCAGGATTTAATCGCGGGTTGCTTAATGTGTTGGCTTTGTCTGATATCTTTACAAAAGGCGAAAGAGATACGCTGTATAAATATCAGGTTAATCCATTGCAAACATTTAGAGGACAAGGGAATGTTATTTGGGGCCAAAAGACTTTACAGGTTAAACCATCTGCTTTGGATAGAGTGAATGTTCGACGATTGCTTATTGTGTTGGAAAAAGAAGTGTCTACTTCACTGCAGACATTTTTGTTTGAGCCTAATAGTGAGTTGACAAGATTTAGAATAACAGCAATGCTAGATGAGTATATGGATAATTTGTCTGCTAAGGGAGCCTTTCAAACTGAGTTAGGAGATAAAGGATACCTTAATGTTTGTAGTACGACAAATAACACTCCTGCTGTGATAGACAGAAATGAATTGCATGTAGATATATTTGTTAAACCTATAAGATCAGCTGAGTTTATACAGTTGCAGACTATTATTACGACAACAGGTGTGTCATTTAACGAACTTATAACGAAGGGTGTACTTTTTTAATCTATTAGTAAATTGAATAGTAAGGAGTTTTATTATGAGTACTATGTCATCTGAAGGATTAAGACGAAATCTGTCTAATCTTATGCGTGATTATTTGTGGGAGGTAATTATCCCCTTACCGGTGGGAGGAGGAGATTCTAATACGTTGAATCTTCGGTGCACGTCTGCTAACATACCTGGTAGATCTGTGGGTTCTATTTTAATTCCTTATAAGCAGAGTGCAGGTATTAAATATCCAGGGAAACTAACCTATAGTCATACGTGGGATTGTGCTTTTATAGAAGGCGAAGATGCTGCTATATTTTCGGATCTTTATGCTTGGCTCCAACGACTTGTAGATGATTATGATAACACTGGAGACGACGATATAAATGTCAAGACCGATATATATCTTAAGATGGTGTCACGAGATAATTCAAATACATTGACTATACGATTGGTTGGATGCTACCCTGAATCTATAGCAGATATTGCTTTGGCTTACGATTCAGAAGGTAATGTGGTTCTTCCTGTTACTTGGAGCTTTGACCACTGGGAGAAGTATTAAAGTATGCGGTGCATGAAAGATACATCTATTGTTGATAGAATTTTTGGAGGAAAAAAGAGGGTTTCAGATGTAGGACTTACCGTGGCCAGGTATGTACTCAAGGATGATGTTTCTGAAGTTGCCAAGTATAAACGATTTTTTGATATAGGCACCAAGGCTTATAAATTTCTTTCAGGACCTCTGGGGGTTCAAACCGGAAGTTTGCAAAGGACATATAATTGGGAAGTGCGTATGCCTTTTGAGATGGGAGGGGTCGATGGTTTGGATATATCGACTCTTTGTCAAGAGGTTAGGTTTGGAGATTATACCATAGGAGATTTATCTCAGTTACGATACGGTCCTTACCAAGCATTCTTTCCAGGTAAATTAAGTATTAGCACAGTAACTTTGGTATTTGTCAAACCTTTGAAAGATTGTGTTAGCAGCTTTTTTTACGGTTGGCGAAATATGGTGATAAGCCCTGCAGGTTATTATTCTCCAAAGAATCATTATGCTATGTCTATGTATGTCAGTCTTTTAGATCGAGGGGGAATACAGGTTAAAGAGTTCAAGTTAGCTAAAGTATTCCCGAAGTCTTTACCTACATATGATTTGAAATATGCAGACGAAGACATTGTAAGACTTTCCATAGAACTGAGTGTAGATAGAATAGAATAGACTTTTTTATTATGTATTTGACAAAAGTGAAAAAAGGTACTATAATTATAATGAATAGAATAAAGGGTGGCGGCATAGGTCTCTTTTCTGGTGGAAAGAAACTTGTGTCGTTGCCTATATCCTCCAGAAAAGAGGTTTCCACACATGGAGCTTTATCCTATAAAAAGCTCTATACTGAGCGTCCTAGCACCGACGAACGGTGCATCCGAACTTCAGATGTTCGGGCATCTAATACAGATGTGTCCTGTAGGGCAGGTATCAAGTTCACTCCTATCTCATTTATTTATAATCCAGGCTCTGAGCAGAAATTCTCTCAACCTGGGCAGGACAGGATAGAGTCTTTTTGATACGTTTGCTGGTGGAATCGTAGAGAACTGTATGTGTTTTTTGGTTTTTAGAAAAATCTGAATTTATTTTTTTATTCTGTTTTCTCTGCTAAATCAAGATAATTAAATAGCACGTACAGTCCTGTATAAAGTAGAGATGAGAAAGAATATAGGGTTTTTGGAGATGAGAATAGAAGAAATGCTATAGAGATAATAGAATGAAAAAAGTCTTCATATTATGAACAAAAAGGACGATAATAAGATATGGAGTTTAATGATACCAAGCTGAGGAGAGTAGAGATATGGAGATTGTAGCGGGTATTTTGTTGTTTATTGTAATTCCTTTTATACTGTTGGCAGGATGGATTCACCCCATTGTGGGTATTGTGGCATTTTCTTTGAGTGTTTATGGAGTGGTTAGTTTGGTGAAATGGTTGATAAATGAATACTAATTTTTTGAATTGAGGAGAGTAGAGATATGGATATGGCTTTTGGGGTATTTTTGTTATTTATGACAATCGTTGGTCCTATTGTGGCTTTTTTAATATTAGGAGGGCTGGGGTATGGTTTGGGGTATGTTTTGGTAAAAACTTTTCAAGGAATAGTTCGTTGGCTTACATATATGAATGATTAAGGAGAGTAGTTATGTCAGAGTTTGTACAGGTTAATTTACCGTCTGGGTGTAAATTATACGAAGGAATTAAACCCGAAGATGTTCAATTAAGACCTCTTTTAGGAAAGGAGGAAGAAATACTCGCTCAATTGTCTGCGGAGAACTTTGAACGAAAACTTCCTGCTGTTCTTAAAGAGGTGGTAAGAGGTGTGGAAATAGAGCAGTTGACTTCAGGAGATCACTTATTTATATTGATATGGGAAGTCATCAATTCTTATTCTAATCTAACTGCTGTAGAAAACACCTGTGAATTTTGCGGTAGTAATATTGTAGCAGATATAGATTTGGGCGAATTGGAAATTATAGACTTGCCGGAAGATTACAATGAGCCTTATGAAGTAGCCTTATCTTCAGGGAATAAGATAAAACTTAGATTGCTACGGGTGCAGGATGAAATAGACATTATTAATTTTACCAAGAATTCTACTGGTTCATCTTGGCTCTATAGGTATGCAGCAAGTATCGTAGATCCCGAATTGGATGCAATGAAACGAATGCTGTTTTTATCCAATCTTCCTGCTATCGATGTGGCAAAGGTAAGAGCATTTCATGAACGGTTTTATCACGGACCTCAGTTAGAAGCACCTTATATTTGTTCTAAATGCGGGAAGGAGGGTGAGATTTCCTTACCCTTTTGCCTCTTGGACATTCTTGTTCCACAAGGTCCGGCCCTTGCAAGAATTATGGGAGATACAATTTGAGTTGACTTATAATACATCTATGTCGTTGGAAGATGTACTCAATAGTTCTATTTGTAAGATAAATTGGATGTATTCTAAGTTGGTAGAAAGAAAAAAGAAAGAGCATGAGTCATACAACTCTTTATATAAGAAGAAATAAATGGAAGAATATAAATGGCAAAAAAGGTATTTGAAGGAAGGTATGAGAGCGTTAGACAATCTAACGATAAATGACCTGCTAAATGTTAAGGCATTGTACAAGACAGTTCATTTGCCTTTTGTCGAACAATTAGAGCAATCTTTTCCTTCCAACACAGATGCAGGAAAACTTCTAGGGGAGTTAAAGAAAAATCTTTTAATTGTCATAGGGTTGATAGGAAGGGTTGCGTCAAGTGCTGGTCGGCGGGCTAAAAAAGAAGAGTTAGATAAGCTATTCTCAGCTATGGAGAGAATAAATCCACAAATAAACCAACTCAGTGAATTAGCAGATGATTATGCAGACTTGCGAGAAAGGATGGTAAAAGCTCAAGAAAGTCTAGATACGACTACAGAAGATCTTAAATCAGCACATGAAACGGTCTCTGGATATCTTAAGGGTGTTAGAACTAAAAAGGGACCAGGGCATAGGGGATGGATGAGAGCTTTGGGGGCTCCTTTTTGGCAGATAGGTGTGTCTACTGCTAAGCGAGCATATTATAGATCATTAGGATATGGCACCACAACAGCACTTGCAGGAGTTGGTGCTACTTTTGGGGGAATTGTCCGCGGAATCTCAGAGGGTTCTCGTATTCGAAAGAGGACCTTATTTGAAGAAGCTCTTCCTGGTTATGGTGTGGGTAGGGGAGAGGTAGGTTTGGGAGTACCTCCTGCGGCGACTCTTGCAACCATTCCTCCTGCTGCGGCTCCTATTACAGGTCTTCCTGGAATACAGACTCCAGTTGCTCGTGGAGGGGCTTATGGTAAGAGGGATTTAAGATATGAAGCAATGCCTATGTGGTATTTTTTCCATCATCTAGCACACAAAGCTAAATGGACGAGAGATGTTCTTAGATTATTAAAGGGAAAGACTATAGGAGGTATGGAGGGTACAGAGGTAACTATGGGGTTAGGAGGAAAAGCTCTTGAATCGTTGGAAAGTTTGGGAGGGGCTGTATTGGTATGGACTGGGATTAAAACGACTCTTGGGAAGATAAGTGGATTGTTAGGGAAAGGAGGGCCTATTGTTGGTGTTTTGGGGAAAGGAGTGGCTATATCGCTTGCTGCTGGTCTTGGTTGGAAGTTGGGTAGTTGGATAGACAAGCATACAGACCTTAGTACGATACTGGCTAATGCCTTTAAAAATGTTTTTTTAGGGAAGACAGAGACAGGTTTCTTACCAGAGGAAGCTATATTAAGTGAAGAAGAAGCGTATAAGGCTAGAGCAATACGTTTGGCAGGGGAAAGACATCCAGGGGCGGTTAAGAAATGGGAGAAGAGGCCTGCTTGGACATTTGTTCCCGGAGGAAGAGAGCGTCCTGAGACCGTTGGTGGGGAAGATTCGTTTCTTGAAGTGAGAAAAGGCTCTGTCGTACTTCCTACTGGTGAAATTGTACCTATATCTCAAATTCCAACCTTTGATATGATAAAGGATATAGAACGTCTAATGGAAAAACCTAGTCAGGAATTGTCTAAGATAAGAGAGGAACTTATGAAATCTCGTAATATAGCAGTACCGACAACACCTCAAGAATATTTCTTTAAGGGTCTTGATGATATATTAAGAATAGAGGTAAGTTCAGGTTTGGCAGTGGGAACCGAATAGGAGAAATTATGAGCATAAAAGCACCTTATGAAGTCGATCATTACTCCTTAGAAATGGCCCCTCCTATGATCGTATTAGGATATAAGGGAGATCGTGTAGGAAATCCTTACATTGTAACTATTCGTAGTCATGATAGAAGTTATGAGAATATATTGATTGTAAAAGCTGTAATGCAAGAGGACATACAGATGAGGGTTAGCAGTCGTTGGGAGCCTGTTGGTCGAAGTTCTTTCTTTGGAGGAAAGGTGGAAGCTGCTATTCAGGAAGTTTGGGGAGCTTCTACTGTTTTTGCTTGGGGATCTAGAAGATTATGGCAGGGTACTTCTCCTATAACAATCAATTTGAATCTAAAATTTGAAGCAGAAGATGATGAGATAGAAGAAGTGGTAAAACCTACACTGGCTCTTCAACAGTTGGTTCTTCCTGGTAGAGGGGTTCTTTTTGAGGGAGGTAATTGGTTGAGCAAATTAGTGGTTAAAGGATTTGGGACGGGTGATAAATTATATAAGATGTATCCGCCAGGGCCCAGTCCGTTTAATCTTGGTGGGAGAGAGATTATCACAATCAAAATAGGAAACTTTTTGACATTTGAAAGTGTGGTGGTAAAAGAAGCTGCTGTGAGATATGCACCTAAATTTACGACTAGAGGTAAACCTATTAGTTCTTCTATCGATCTTCAATTTGAGACATACCAAATTGTTACAAAAGACGAGTTGTATAGTATTTATAATAATGTCTTTCGAAGGAAGAGGGTAAAAAAAGAGGAGGCAAAAGTAGAACCGTCTAGTCGTGTTTCTAAGGATTGGGAGTCTAAAATGGGAGAATATATAGAGGGCCCTCGTTCGGCATATTAGAATTATGAATAGAACCAAATTTTTTAAGAAAGTAAAGGTAGACGGAACTGCTGAGTTAGATTTTTTAGACAATAATCTAACCAAACTCAGTATAACACGAACCCCCAGTTACTATCGATTGAATTCTATTGATAGAAAAAGACCGGATATTATTAGCTACAAGAATTATAATACTGTAAACTACTGGTGGATAATTTGCTTGGTAAGTGGAATAGAAGACCCGTTTTTTGATTTGACTATAGGAAGAATAGTAACCATAGTCAACCTTTTGGATGTTTATGATTTTTATAGGACATATATGTATAGATAATGGCTGTAGAACTTAGAGATAGTTATGTATTGCGAATTGTATTTGGAGACGATACAGAAGTAGTTCATTCTCCAGATATACTCTTAGGTTGTACGATAACCTCGGATCTAGATTATTTTGTTCCTATATTAGATCTCACCTTGAAGAGCGAACACGGTTTGGTTCATCAGTCTATACCTCCTGATAGACGATTAAATGATATTAGATTGGAAATGGCAAGGGACCTTTCTGCTTCAGAATATAATACCTATGATTTTGAATTGTACAGAAGTTTTCCTGATGATAATGCATATAGAGTTACTGGTTATCTAAAGGTAGATAATTTATTTTCTCCGTTGAAGTCTCGGGGGTTTAACGGTTCAGTAAAGACTATTTTGGAAGATATTGCTAATGATGAGTTCAATGTAGATAGCACAGAGGTGTCGCCTACTCTAGAAGAAATTAGAAAAACATTGATACAACCTGCTTGGTCTAATATCGATTTGTTGAGATATTTGAAGAGAAATATCAAGGGATTTCTACTCTGGGAGTTTTATTATTCTTGCTTCATAGAAAGGAATCTTGGAAAGTCTGTTTTTGTATTTAGGTCCTTGCACGACTT